GTCGATACCGTCACGTCCATCCGCCCCAGGCAAGCCTTGCGGGCCTTGCGGTCCCTGTGGTCCTTCTGGTCCCTGCTGTTTTGCCAGCGTGCGAAACCGGGTCTGTAAATCAGACAGGCTTTTTGCAATAACCGCGATGAGGTTGAGTTCATTCGACATCGCGGGCCATCAGGTCAACGATGCGCTCCGTCAGCGCGATCTCGCGGTAGTCGGCAACAACTTTAGGGGTAGCTGGCGGTTCCACCAAGGCCTTTACTTGCGCGAGAAACAGTGCTTCCTCGGCCTGCACCTTGGCCAAGGTTGCCTTTTCCAACGCGGTCGGTGCCGCCGGCTTGTCGGCAACAGGCTTATCAGCCTTCTCCGGTTTGGGCGGTTTGTCTTGATTTGCGGGCGCTGCAGGCTGCGGGGTAATGCCCAATGCATCCTCGCGCTCCTTGTCCATCTTGCGCTCGGCATCGACGCGATCCGGGTCGTCGCCGCGCTCGCCAATGACACTGGAGCGGCTACGGAACCCGCTTGTGACCTCAAGCGCTTTACCCTGCACGTCCTGAACCGGGTGGATATAGGCCCATCCATGCGGCGCGTGCTCGGCGCGACGAACAAGCGTTGCTTCATCCAGGCTGATCTTGCCCACAAGCACCGCTGCGTCAGCAAACCAGTCAACGATGCGCTGGCAGAACTGCGGAATGATGATCTGCCATTGACGCTGCTCGGCAAACCGCCTGAACTCGTTGATGATTACACGCAGCGTGCGGTCGCTGACCTCGCGGATGTCACCGCTGAACACCTCGTAAGGCAGGCCGGATGCAGCCGCCGTGCCCAGGTGCGATGTGCGAAGGTAATCACTGTAGTTCGTACCGGCCTCTGGTGGATTGGCAAACTGGAAATTCTGACCGTCCTCCAACTCCTGAATCAACCCAGGCTTGAGCGGCAGCAGACCTGATCCGTCCTCCGCTGTCGATTGCTCAAGCCCCGTAAGGGCACCAGCATTGATGTCGTTCGGGTCCAGCGTTGGCAGCGTGCGTGTGATAAAGCCGACCCACAGGTTCGCCAGTTTCTGACGGTCAAGCGTGGCATCCTCGTAGTCGGCAATGTTGCGAATGCGCGTGAGCACGGTTGCCAGCGCCGACACACCGCGCAATTGACCTGGGCGCTTCTGCTCAAACATGTGGATCATGTCTGACGCAAGAACGCGCACCAGCGAATCAGCTTCAATCACACCACCCTGACGGTCGCCAGGATGCCGCTTGTAGACCCAATACGCAATGCGCTTGCCTCGCTTGTCCAACTCGATACCAGAGCGGATAACGTTGCCCTGCGGTAGCCCCTGGTAGGAGTCTGCATCGAGCATGGGAACCATGTCAGACTCAATTAGTTGCACCTGGAATGGCACCGGCAAGCCTTCGTCAATAAAACGAGGCCGACGGCGGGCAAACACCTCACCCGACTCGATCCAGCTCCGCACAGCCAGCGTTTGCTGCCCGTAGATGCCAAGAACGCAGTCAGCATCAGACGCAGCGACGAAGTCAGACCACAGATCAGCGATTTCCTGCTTGCGCTTCTTGGCCTTGATCCGTGTAAAGCGAGGTGTGATGCCGATACCAACCAGCGAGGTAGCCCACTTCTGCACGGACGACTCTCCCGACCAGTCGTTCCGACTTGCGTCCCGCGAGCGGTCGCGGATCGTCTGCAGGCCCACCAGCGCCTCGTTCGGGCCGGATGACGGTGGCGACCAGGATGCCATCCTGCGGCCCCGTCCAGCAGCGTCGTAGCGTGCGCGGAACACCTGCAGCGCCTTGGCCACGGCCATCGTCTCGGCATCCGGTGCGGGCATTACCTCGGTCGGCTTACCTGGTGGTCGGCCAATGCGTTTTCCGTTCTTGCTAATGGTCGCCATCAGTAGTCCCTGCCTGCAAGGTATGCGTATGTCTGGCGGGACCGAGTGCGCGGCGAGGCACCCGCAAGCAATTGCTTCTGCAAGTCGTTGCGGGCCTTGATGAGCGCATCCACCGTGCCGTAGGTGATGGTCTGCCCGCCGATGGTGACGGAGCGCGTACCCGACGCAATCGCTGCGTTCAGGTTGTCGATGTCCGTTTGTGTGATTGCCATATTCCGCCCAAAATGAATTGCCTTAATCATAGCATTCTGGCGCCGAAATCCCCCTGCGGCAGCATTTCGGCATTTATTTAGTCTTTTATTGCAGAAATAAATAGGCAAAAAAGAACCCGCCGAAGCGGGTTTTAAGGGGAGACATTCGGGTGTTCAATGAGGGAGTCGAACCCGCATTTCCACTCCTTTACGGCGCGGCGTTTACCGTTAGACCAATTGAACAAAATGGCTGATGGCCAGCGGTGCAATAAAGCCACTGGGCGGCACCACGAAAATAGACGTGTCGTTTCTCCAATCAGGGTCTACAAACGACTGCCCGTAATGCACCTCAAACGCTTCACTCATTCCGGGGTATGGAACCTTGGTGGTCGCGCCGCTGAAATGCTCATGCTTAAGCTGCCGCATACACTCTTGCATCCGTTCCATCGCTTCCACCACGTCGTCCATCTCGGATTTCACGTCGTCCATATTCGTGCGATCTGGTCTGTCTGGGTGGTAGTTAAACCATCCAAAACGATCTGCCTTGCACAGCGCCTGTTGTAGTTCGGCACATTCTTCGATTAGCCGCGTCATCGGGCTGCCAATATGTCTAAATTTCGGATGGCTCACGATCTCTCCTTTCCTTACTTAATAACTGATCTGTAACCTGAGACCCAGGCGTTTATCCAGGCACGAGAGAAAGAAAGCCGACCACTATTTACTCGTTTATCTTGGTATGGGCAAGCACTCTCAGGCAAACCTGCAAGTGCTGCTGCCCGACCTTTTTGAACTGCAAATTCCATCGGATTACGTATTTTTGGCGATTCTGTATTCATGGAAACATGGTCGTCATGGACTTTTCAATACTAGCGGAATGCTGCGCCAACTTGGCCCGCAGTTCGTCGCGCTCTGCAATACTAAACAATCTGCAAATCAAATGTTCGCGTAGGCGTGTCTGCGTTGCCTGCGGGGTTGTGCCACCACGCGCACAACCGGCTCCGGTACAGGTGCAATAAACTCGTTTTCCTTCATAGCCCGTCGGTCATCCACGCTGACCACCTCACTGTTCTGATCCAGCGGGGCGAGCCATGCAGGCACTGCATTCCAATCCTTGATCTTGTCCACGGCAAGGGAAAGTAACCCCGCGCGCACCATGCGGCACAAATCAAATGACTCATTGCGCTTGCGAATTTGTTGCCACGTGCCGTTTGCAGCCCGGACTTCGGCCTCCAGCTCGTCAAAAAAAGACGCAGGCAGCCAGCCGTCCGGGTTCAAGGTCGGATGCCGCGGCTTCGGAAAGTGGATGTACCCGGCTCCACCCTCCTGGCGCCTGAGGCCAGCGGCAACGGCATCTGACAGCAGGTTAGGGTTGCAGTGCAGCAGAGGTACATCACCCTTACCCTTGGGCGAGCCAACAAGCGACTCCTTAATGATCGGCGCCCCCTTGGTGCTGGCCCCTTTGTAAAGTCGCACACGACCGGCCATTCCCAGCTTGCGCACCTGACGAAACCATGCATATGCGTTCTCTGTCACCCCATCCTCGCCGCCTGAGTCCACGACGACTCTCTTGGCCTTTATCTCGATACCAGGGTCCGGTGTTTTCCATGTCGCAAGCAGCAGCTTGTCGGTAAGCAGTTGCCAGTCCTCCGGGTGGCTCGCCGGGTCGATAGGCGCGAACTCGCTGCCCATACCCTGCCGCTTTGAGTGTTTTATCTCGAAGCGGTCCACCAGCCATTGCTCCATGTTCGGACCCACCGCATGCACTTGCACTACGAACCGACTGTTCACCCCGCCCTGCACGTCTACAGCCGCTATAACGCAGCGTGTCTGCTCTGGCACCACATACCTCTGCATACCCGCCTCCGCTCGATCATGGGGCGTTTTACCCCCTGCACGGGCCTCTAAAAGATGCCTGCTCACATAGGGTGCACCCTGGTCGGTGTTTACCGTGGTCTGCAGCGACTTTTCGCTGCCGGTAAGGGCGTAGTCAAGCAGCCCCTGGAGGTGTCGGTACACCAGCGATTCCCACGACTGATATGCGGCTGCAACCCCGCCCAACCAGTACCCTGCCACCTTCGATGTCGGCTCAGTCCCGACCAGTGCTCCGTCGGGCATCAGGCGCTGACCGTCCGGCACCCAGCGGCCGTTGTTGTTTAACTCTGTCTTGCGTTTGTAGGGTATTTCGACGCCACAGCACGGGCAGACGATACGCCGGCCGTACTTCTTGGCCACCGCTGCCAAGTCCATCGTCCGGACTGTCTCGATCAGCGTGTCATCGGCTGGGAGGTGAAACAGCGCCAACCCAGGAGCCGCTTCAAACCAATCGCGGCAGTCTGGACACTGCCAGTACCACCTGCGCCGGTCGCTGCCGTTGTAGATACCCAAGACGCCCTTTACAGGCGGGGCTTCGTGCATGGTGGCAGGTTTCCACGCTGGATCGGTAACGTCAACTCCAGGGCTTGATTCGACAAGGCACATGCCTCGACTCAAAAACGTGGTTGTGCGCTTGCGTGCCAGCGCGAACAGCGGTCCCTCACCATCTACGTCGTCAGCGTTGGCAATGCGGTCGTAGTCGGTGATTGCAACGTAGCGATACGTTGACCCCGATACGTTGCTGACCGTCGGCCATGCGATCCGCAGCCACGCGCCATTGCGGAACATAACGTCGTGCGTGTTCCGGTCGGACGCTGACACACTGAGCATCGCGGCGATGTCGGGGCTGTTGTTGATGGCCCTGCTCACGTCGGTCTTGCTGAACTCACGGGCCTTGTCCTGCGTCATCTGAATGAACAGCATGTCACCTGGGTCGTTGACGATGGTGTGGGCCATCCATCCAAGCAGCAGCCCGACTGTGTTGTGGGTCGGTATGAAACCCTCTCCAGCGAGGAACAGACTGTCTTTTGAATCAACCTGGATGCAGCGCACTGGCCTGGATTCAACCTGCGTTATCGACACTATTTGCCGGTAGCCTACATCTATACTTGCGCAACGCCCTGCAGACCTTTTGCGCGGCAGTGTAAAAACCTCAAAGCCGTCAGGCACAGAAAACGTAATACGGTAGGCGGAACCGAACTTGCGCTCGCCGTTATGCGTCCATGTCGTCTCCTTTTTCTTGGCGATAGGCTTAAGCCCCAGCGATCTCGCCAATTCCAGGAATTGCCCACACATCCGTTCGCTTACGGTCGAAAATTCGACGGCAGGGCGGTTCTTGTCCCCAGGGTATCCGTCAGTGTCCATAAGCCCGCGTAACAACGCCACACGCTGATCTGCTGACGCACGAAGGTACTCGTCTGGGATGTGCTTGTTATTCATCAAGCCCATTGTTTTCAGACGCTGCGATAAAGTACCCAGCGGGTCGTTCGGGTTTGTCGAAAGCAAATCGAAACGGGTCGTCGATGTGTTTGGCCCATCCGGTATGCTGCTGGCCGTGTGGCCCGCCGTTCGTGCTGCTGTCTCGTAGTGCGATACGTCGTCGTTGTGCGAGCAAACAGACGCGGCCCCGGCGCTACCATTACCCAACCAAACACCCAGCAAGTATGGGTCGATGTATAGCCCGGTTGTCCGGCAAGATATAGGTGCGGCATTGCGAATGCGGTATCTGAACCTGCTGCCCCCGTCCTTCCTTGGTGAGTAGGTAAGGTCTGCGGTCAATTCTCGCGTTGTTTTAACCTCGTATCGCCAGTGAGGCTCGTTCCAATAGAAACGCTCGACACCCCAAAGGTGCTCGCTGTCGGCTATCAAGTTTGAACCGTCAGACAGCCGAACATCAAAGCACGGGAGTCCATACTTAACGTCGTGCGCTGCCAGAACTGTTATCGGGTTTCCATCTGTCCCAAAAACCTCGTCTCCTTCTAGCAGGTCGCCCATCTTCTTCCATCCTGACGGGACAGGTATCTGTGTATTTACGTCAAGGCACTTCCCGGTCCTTGCCGGGCCGACAAACACCTCAGCCTCATGCAGTCTGCTGGCCAGCATGTTCATCGGCTCAACCATGTAGGGTGTTTCCTCAGCGCTCCACGGCCCACTCGGGGCACCTGTCTGCTTGATGACCAGCGATTTGGCCGCGCCCTCGGCCACAGACCGGGCCAGCGGTGGTTCAAACGCCCGGTATGCCTCTGTCAAATCGCATAGAGCGTTGCTGTAGTGCAGTTCTTCGTCCATCAAAACAGGTCGCTGTTGTCTGAGGGGTGGTCGTCTGTCTCAGACCTCCATATGGCCTCCAACGCCTTGGCGGTTTCTCCCAGCACTTCTGTGATGGCCGCGTCAATCTGCACGCACACCGACGGTGGTACGCCCCGGCGCTCCAGGTGATCTGGTAGTGAGCGGATGGTCTGCGCTAGGGCGGCCATGGCCGTTGCAGATGCCTGCCGGACTGCGTTGCGTGAGACGTACTGCCCCGACTTGACCTTGTAATCCAACTCGTGCAAGTCTGCCATGGCCGACTCCTTGCGGGCCTTTGCCTTGTCGTAGCTGATTACCTCATCCGGCTTGACGTATCCCTGGTATCGACGGCCAGAACCCGGCCTAGCGCCCCCTCGCTTAATCAGTGATCCGTATGCGTCAAGTAGTTCCTCTGCCATGGGGCGGGATTATCGCATTCGTTTAGCTAACACGCACAAAC